GATCATAAGAATGCCTTTACTGGAAAAGCAGCGTGGTATTTTGAAATGCAACATACAAAAGTAACAAAAGTTAACTACGAAGCAATAGAATTATTAGGTAGAGATAATGAAGATCTATACACACATAAGACACTAGAATATCCAATGCAGAGTTTCCCTGGTTATTGTGGTAGTGTGGTTATTGGTAATAATGCAGAATATCCTGGAAAGATTTTGGGTATCCACATGGCTGGATATAATAATATTGACAAAAGTTATGGTCAAATAATTACAAAAGAAATGATTGAATCAATCACACAATTGGGAGTTCATATGATGAGAGTCGAAGGAAAATATAATACTTATATTAAAGCTGATGAATTTCCATTTTTACGTACAGTTCCACACACATTAAGATCCCCCTCAAAAACCAAATTGCGTAAATCCATTTTATACAACACGGTCTTTGAGTCACAAAAAGAACCAGCCAATTTGTCTTTTACACCAAATGGGGAACATGTAATCAATAAATCCATGAGGAAATATTTAACACCACATCAAACATTGAATACTACCAGTGAGTCTCTTTTTCAAAGCATACTTCTTTCTAAATTAAAACCGCATCGTAGAGTACGAGAATTAAATAGAGAAGAAGCAATTAAAGGAATCGAGGGTAATGAATATATTTGTGCAATCAATAGAAAATCTTCTGCAGGATACCCATTAAATGTTGAAACTAAGATGCAAGGTAAACACGAGTATCTTGGTACAGATGAGCAATGGATTCTCGATCATCCTAGAGTAGAAGAATTAATATCAGAGTATTATAACGCAGTAGAAAATGACGAAAGACCTAATGTAGTTTTTGTAGCAACTATAAAAGACGAATTGTTAAAGAAATCCAAAGTGGAAAGTTATAAATCTAGAGCGTTTGCAGCAGCACCTTTACATTTTACTATTATTTTCAGAGAGAAATATTTAGATTATTTTGCAACTGTTATGGAGAATAAAATTTTTAACTATTCATTAGTAGGAGTTAATATGTATAGCAAAGATGTTGATGATATTGTAAGTGTTTTAACTGAAGTAGCCCCACGCAACTCAAAACAATTTTTAGCAGGTGACTTTACCAATTTTGATGGTACATTAAATTTAAATTTAC